TGAGGCGGAGGAGCATGTCGGTAAGGTGTACGAGTGGGCTATCTCACAGGAGAAGGACCCACGACCTAACGTACACGTAGTCGGTAAGCTTAACGAGGACCGCGAGTACAACGGAAAGATGTACTTCACCATGCTGGTGTCTGACATCTCGCCTCTGCGCTACGGGCCACTGCGAGCTAAGAAGAATGCGTAGGCGAGAGCTTTCCATGAAGATGGTAGGTGACATCGAGGCCTGGAAAGCTGATGGGTTTGACGACTGCATCATCGGGGTAGGCCAGCAGTTCACCGAAGGTGGGCAGGTGTTCATCTTTATCTACAGCAAGAAGGCAATCATCGAGAGCATTGCCAACGACATCGTCGAAGAGATTGGCAGCCGGGTCAACACGTCGGACGAGGAGCGAGCTGAGCTCGCCGGCTCTGCCTACGATGATGCCTTGGAGTTCTTCGACTACAACATTGCCGGTGCGTACATCGGGCGTGGCATGCCCGTGTTCCTAGAGGACACGTACCCGGACATGGTCAAGGAGGCACTGGGTGAGTGACGCTTCGCGTCGCGGCCGGCTCAACCGCTCGAGGGGTAATGCCTTCGAGCGGGAGGTTGCCAAGAAGTTTGGCGGCAAGAGGGTCGGTCAGTACGGTGGGCCTGAGGACGTAGCGGCAGGACAGTTCAACATCCAGGCTAAGTGTGGCCAGATGTTTAGCGAGAAGTACTGGCGTTGGTTGCAGGCAGTACCAAGAAAGGCGGATCAGATTCCGCTCCTCGTAGTCAGCGATGCTCCTGGTTCAGGAGCTAGGCGGAGGGTAGTAGTTATCATCGAGGAGTCTGACTTCCTCGACTTGATTGGAGGCGACAATGCAGAAGGCACGAAAGAAACTGAATAGCTTTGACCTTGCAGTTGCATGGGCAAAGCTATTCGAACTTATCCGCACCCGGCTGAAGGAGTTGGAAGTAGCAGATGCTGACAACATTGCAGCTAGTGCGGCAAACATCCTAGCTAAGGAGGGCGCTAATGGCGACAACACCTGATGGAGAAGGCAAAGCATTTCAAGGCTATGAGCGAGTCGTTCAAGCGGCACAGGCAGCAGTCAAAGGACTTGGCGAACGCAGCCTACTCGTCGCGGCAGCGGCAGGATTGGCAGTCGGGCTTGATCACCCTGCGCAAGCAGCAAGCCTCTCGATCCTCATCTATGTCATCACCAAGCGGTAAGGTACCGGACGCATTCGGCCAGTACTTCGGAGACCTGTTCTCTGAAGCGCACGCTACCATGATCTCCCGCCAGGAATCGTATGGTCCTGGCAACGTGGAGAACCTGGGCCCGGTCGGTGTGTTCTCCCGGATGGCAATGGATAAGGTTGGCCGTATCGCCAACGCACTCAACGGTAAGATCGAGCAGGGCCGTCTAGTGGTAGACGACGACTGGTACAGCGCGGAGGTGCACGATGCTCTCATCGACACGATTAACTATGCTGCGATTCTTATCGCGTTGGGACAGGAAAAGTGGAGTGAAGTATCAAGGGAGGAACACGATGGGTCTACCAGAGATTGAAGTAATGCCCGTCTTGATCAATGGCAAGAGGGCTGCATCCATCACCGTGATCTACGATAACGGTGGGTGGAAGGCACACGTTGCGCACCACGACAAGAGCACCCCATTGGCTTCTGTCTTGGCCCAGGGCACTGACTTACTTGGTCCGGAGTCAGCTCGCCAGTTGGCAATAGGGTTAGCGGAGCAGTGGCGTGACCAAGAAACAAGATCCGGACGCAGCTGATTTCTTTAAAGAGGATGCCAAGCGTATGGGTATTGGCATCCGGGAGTACTGTCGACGGTTCGGCATAGAGTACGAATCGTTGGGTGGCCTTGAGAAGAAGGACCCCTTGACAAAACATGAGCACAAGGATTACCGTGCTTGTGACGTATGCAGGATGAACTCCATCCTCAACGGCAGAAGCACGGAGGACACACATGATTAGCTCACTAGTATTAGCAGTGGTGTTAGCCTTTCAAACTACGGGAGTTCAGACTGGCTACGCCACGTGGTATGGCCGCCATAGTACGGAAGCGTGCTATGGTGGCTATCCCCGCACCTGCTCCCCTTACTTGTCCAAGGCCGATGGCGGACGAGGAGGGGAGCTTACTATGTACGCAGCTGTGCCAGGCTTCGAGTTCTACGACAAGCCATACAAGGTGAAGGTATGCCGGGTCAAGTACCCGGACCGGTGTGTGGTGGTTGTTGTGAGGGACTGCTTGTGCAGCAAGAAGACTAGGAATATGATAGACTTGTCTCCGGTAGCATTCATGAGACTGTCCACGTTGGCAACAGGCAGGGTGCTAGTAACCATGGAGGCATACGATGTACGATACAGAGGACGCTGACATCGGAGTGGGCGAGTGCCCCATCTGCGGACAGTACCGCAAGCAGATAGATGCAGGCGAGCTTAAGCCCTGCTACATGTGGGATAGGGTTAAGGAGGCCAATGATGAGCAACAGGGATGAGTACTTCCGGGTACGAACTAACATCGGCAAGCTCGAGGCAGCTGCCCTTAGGTTCGCCACCACTAGAGGCCACGACCCATTCGTTGTCCGGGATGACAGGCAGGGAACATCGGTTGGCTGCAACAACTGCAGCGAGTGGGGCTGCGCTGAGATAGAGAAGAAGATAGAGATAGTGCATGGCCCCATCTTTGAGGACGCATGCGTACCAGATAGACTAGAAGAGGAGGCGCTATATGCATCAAACCCCGCACTCTATTGACGCTGAGCGATCACTGCTCGGCTCGATCCTTATCGACCAGGCGGTACTAGCCGACTTCGAGCTGGTGCCTGAGGAGTTCTACGACCCACGCCACGTTAAGATTGCGCGTGCCATTGTTGATGTAACTGCATCCGGTGCAGCGGTAGACATCGTGACTGTGTCCGATGCGATGGCCGGGTCATCGGTACCTATGCTGTACCTTGCTGAGCTATCAGACTCAGTGCCAACATCTATCCATGCCAAGAGCTACTACGACATCGTTGAGCGCATGTCTGTGCTGCGTGGGCTGGTAAGGGCTGGCACTCAGATCGTTGAGAGTGCATACAAGATGCCGGAAGACCCAGCTACTGCCATCGACGAGGCGGAGAAGATCCTGTTTGAGATTGGCAACAAGCGACGCGGCTCCCGGTGGAGCAGTGCACTTGAGCTGATGAACATGACCAAGGGTAGGGTCAAGTCCATTGTCATCGACGGCCTGCGTCAGGGCGTACGGTCAGGCATCAGCCAGATCGATGCCATCACTGGCGGCTGGCAGAAGAGTGACCTCATCATCCTGGCTGCCCGGCCTAGCGTAGGCAAGACAGCGCTGGCTACTAGCATGGCCCTGTCTGCTGCCATCTCAGGCAAGAAGGTAGCTATCTTCTCCATCGAGATGAGCGCTGAGCAGGTGGGCGCACGCATCCTGTCGTCAGCATCCGGCATCCCTCTCGCTGCTATCCGCAATGGTGGCATTGACATGGTGCAGATGACTGAGCTAGAGGAGTGGGCAGATACCATCTCTAAGCTAGGCATCTATGTTGATGACTCGCCTACATCCAGCCCCGCAGTCATGCGTTCCAAGTGCCGCAAGATTGCAGCTGAGCGCGGCGTTGACCTCATCATCGTTGACTACCTGCAGCTCATGGTTCCTGACCGTACCGGCAAGGACCAGAACAGGGTCAACGAGGTGGCCGACATCAGCCGTGCGCTCAAGGCTATGGCCCGAGAGCTAGACGTGCCTATCATTGCGCTGTCCCAGCTCAGTCGCATGAGTGAGTACCGTGATACCGGTGAGCCCAGGCTCTCCGACTTGCGTGACTCCGGTGCCATCGAGCAGGACGCTGACATGGTACTCATGCTCTGGCGTAAGGAACAGCCAGACTTTAACAAGCAGTCTGAGACAGTCAGCTGCAAGATTGCCAAGCACCGCAATGGTCCGACCGGTGTGTGCGATCTCGAGTTCGTCAAGTCGACCGCTAGTTTCAGGGGGTAACATGTCAAAGAAAGTATTCTTAGAGGTAGAGTGCAAGTGCCCGGTCGCAGTGTGTGAACACAGCGAACACAAGATGACGCAGCTGTTGCAAGACACATACGACGAGGGGTACGACGACGGATGGGATGCCGCTTTCGCCTTGTTAAACTCTGTGCTCCGGTCAAAGGGAATCAATCCTCCCTCCGAAACTCCGAAGCCTCCAGCTAGGGGCAAGCGCAACCTAATCAACTAGCCACTCGCCAGGTTACTACGGGTGGGGCGGTTGAAAAAAAATGCCCTAACAGTGGGGAAGGAATCCACTGTTAGGGCGTAGCTATTAGCCGTATACAATCTCGTCAAACAATCCTGCTTGAACTATCGCATCGGCTGCTGTTGCATCGATGTCCATGATATTGATGAGGTCAGGCCTGTGATGAATGACCCAGTTGACACCCCGTCTGATGACGAATGGTGTCAGCTTCAAATCCTTGAAGTCATCGCCTTCTGTGTCCGACAGTACTGCCAGTACATAGTCATCTCCAAGAGATATGCCTGGCAGTACATGGTCATCATACAGATGCATCCACTTGTAGCTGTCGGCTACTGCCCAGTATCCGATGCCACCTTCCATTGCTGTAACGAATATCTCTATGACATCGTTGTCGTCTAGCTCTACTGCTGATATCTTCATGAGCCCTCCTTATCTTTCATCATTCTATCCCAGCATTCAGTGCAATAGATCTTCCAATCTTCTTCTGATTCAGACCAATCAACAACGATGTGGCCTTCGTCATAGTACGATAGCGCTCGGTCACACTCCCAACATACGCGTCTAGTCATGTTACTCCTCCTCTATCATGCAGTCGTGGCCATAGTACCACTCTGATGCCTGCTCTTCTATGTCTAGGTCGAATACCTTGTTGCACTCAGGGCACTTGGCATATCCCAGTACTTCCAGATACTTCCAACTAGTCATCGGACTTAACTCCTTTCTCTGCTTGATGCTCAGCTTCAGCTAGCTTCTTCTCTGCCCACTCGATAGATGGCAGTATCTCGTTCTTGTAGAACGCAGTGTATCCGTCTGGATATACAAACCCTCCGCACCCATCTAGTGTTTCAACGCTATCGCATCCGCATTCATTGCACTTGTTCTTTAGATACATCTCGAATCGGAACACCTCACCTCTTAGACCAGCATCAAAGTTCTTTACTTGGCTAGTGAGGAACTCTTCGTACTCGTGAGGCAAGATGTTCCACTCTGTTGCATCGTCTCGTGTGATGCATGCGAACCCGCATTGGCCGCTATCCCATGGGTCATTGTATCCACCAAGGCTGACGCTGACACCGCTGTGTGCCAGCATGAACAGCGGCTGGTAGTACACGATAGTGTCTGACTTGAGCGCAGCATCGAACTCATCCATGCTGTCGCAAGTCTCATCAACCTTGAGGTACCTGCCGGTACCCCTAGATGCAATGATCCAGAAGTTTTTCTCTATCTCATAGTCCTCATCCATGTGTGTTTCCCAATGGATGCCTGAGTCTGTTACTCCGCTCTCAATGAGTGTGTTCATAATCCCTCCTGTGCATCTTTGATATAATGTTCTGCGATTGAATACCAATCGACAGATGGAATGTAACCTACATAGATAGCATCTGCTGCTGGCCCATGCAGTTCGTCTCTGTCAATGTGTCCGAAGAACATCTCTGTCGAGAACTCTTCGAGCCACTTAGATAGAGCGTACTTAGCTGTTGGAATATCTACAGTGTCATCGTCTGTGTTGTCTTCGATTTCTTTGAGAGCCTGAGCAAAGATCTCATCTCCCATTCCATCTACTTCACCAATCCATAACGCTGCATTCCATGTTTCCCAGTTAGTCCAGCCATTATACTTCTCACACATAGTACCTCCTTGCGTAGCGTGTGCCGGATAGGTGGTGAACCACACCTCTAACCTATCCGGCTGCACCCTACTTAGCTATTACTTGACACCCTTTGATGCCAAGAACTTCTTGTCCTTCAGCTTCTTGCTGAAGGTGATGTGAACTTCACATACTGTACTCTCGTACAGATCAGCTGTGTCTACACTCTCAGTGAAGTCACAGCCTGGCTTCTGCGTTCGCCACTGACGAAGCATACCAGCATCGCTGAGTGTAGAGTTGAATCCATGATAGCCATCCCAGGCCTCGTGGATTTCTGTTACCTTAATGTCAAGCGCTGTTGCTGCATTCAATGCTTTGACTGCACCATTAACGCTATTGCTGTAGCTGTTGCCCTTGGCAACACGCTTGGCCAAATCAGGCAGCGATGCCTGCATGATCAAGCCAACAATGGTTGCGCTATCTACTGCGATACTTACCTGCTGATTGAACTCAGCCTGTAGTTCTCTGAGCTTAGGTGCTCCGCACTTCTCAGTCTTCTTGGTTGCCATGTTAGACCTCCTCTGACT